GGTTAGTGATAATTAGCGAGTGCTAGCCGTGATTACAATTCATATGCTTGTGTTGATAACTTTGGTTTTGAGCATGCAATGAAAGTGAATAAAACAAACATGATATGAGGTATATCCACGCGGATATATCTCATATTTTGTATAAAAGTAACATTTGATTATTGAAAACTGAACGCGCTGCATCTGTTTGATACTAGTTATGGAACGTTTGCCCCGTGTTTGGTTTTGAGTAATTAAAAAAGCCACCATTTAAGGTGGCTTGTATTATTTAGTGGCTAATAGCTTGCGTATTCTGTTATTTTGCTCGGTGGTATATGTATCAACTACATCGAAGATTTCTTCCCGAAGGTTAAAAGCAGCGAAGCATTCGGCGAAGGAATTGGAACGGCGGCGAAGTAATTCGCATTTTTCGGCCAAGTACCTAAGCATCATTGTTAGGTTGGCTATATCGTCGGTACCGAGTACATCAAGAATACCTTTGTTAGTGTGTTTGATACTTTCATAAGCATCTTTGATGATCTCTACTGAGTTTAATTCGTTGTATCTGATAGCGGTTTTAATTTCTTGAATTGTCATTTGCATGATTATAATCTCCTTTTTGTTAAATAACTGGCGGTAGTGGTTGGCTACCGCCTTTATTGTTATTCGTAAATATGGCTAGCGATAACTTCATTCTTGCTAGTATCTACTAATTTCCATTCAAAACCGAATGACATATTGTGAATGAATTCAGATGCTTGCATCTTTGTTTCAAAATTCCAAGTAGAGTTTGTGTTTAAATCTGTAAGTACGAACATGTTAGTTTCTCCTTTCGCTTAATTGCGTTTTCTGATGTATCTTATGGCTTCATTATACTTGCGTATTAGCAAGTAGTCAAGAGGGAAATTAAAAATATTTCAAAAAAATCTCGGAAGGCGGTGAAATGTTAGTGATTATACGATGCGTAAAGGCTAAATGTTTAAACAATCGCCATGGAATATGTACGGCTGATGAAATATATTATGACGGGTTATGTCAAACCTACGTTACAGGAAAGCAAGCATGTAAGGCAAGCGCTGGCATTTGCCGACGAGTACACGGGAAGTTAAAGAGTAAAGGCGGGAACACATTGAAATGAAAGGGGTGAGCATATGGCAAGAACTACATATAAAGATTGGGAAACAGAAGAAAAGATAATCACGCTAGAAGGTTGGGCGCGGAACGGCTTAACCAATGAACAGATAGCCAGCAATATGAGTATTGGTATTACTACCCTATGGGAATGGCGCAAGAAATCACCGAAAATAGCGAACGCCCTAAAAACAGGAAAAGATGAAGCAGATTTGCAAGTGGAAAATGCGCTATATAAGGAAGCCCTAAAAGGAAATACAACGGCCATTATATTTTGGCTAAAAAATAGAAAACCTTCGGAATGGCGCGATAAAGTGCAACAGGAAATTACAACAGAAAGTGCGGTTAAGTTGGTAATAGATAACGGCACGTTAGAAGTTGATGATAATGGCTAAGCTGAATTTATTTAAAGACGTGATAAAACCGACACTTAAACAAAAGGAATTCCTAAATACGGTTAGGAATAATAAATATATTCTGTATGGTGGCGCAGCTGGCGGCGGTAAGTCATATGTGTTGCGTTGGTGCTTAGTATGGCTCCTTATTGATTGGTACATCAAGACAGGGTTGAAAGGTATCCGCGTAGGTTTATTTTGTGAGGACTATCCAAGCCTTGATGACCGGCAAATATCTAAAATCAAAATGGAGTTTCCGGAATGGTTAGGAACATACAAGGAAAGCAACCATGAATTCACATTAAGCGAAGAATTGGGCGCTGGCGTAATATGTTTTAGAAACCTTGATAAGCCGAGTAAATACTTATCTAGCGAATTCGCAGCGATTGCCATTGATGAATTGACTTTGAACGATAAGAATGTATTTGAATTCTTGCGTATGCGGTTACGCTGGACGGGAATTAATGATACTAAGCTAATTGCAGCAACTAACCCAGGCGGTAAAGGGCATATGTGGGTGAAGGACTTATTTATAGATAGGAACTTTACAAGCGAAATGAAAGCCTACGCCGATAAGATTGCGTATGTGCAAGCAAGGGCAAGCGACAACCCTCACTTATCACAGTCTTATATTGATGATCTAAACACGCTACCCGAAAAGTTGCGCAAGGCATACCTTGACGGTGATTGGAATATATTCGAAGGACAAGTTTTTACAGAATTTAGGCACGATATACATGTAGTCGAACCGTTCGAAATTCCAAAGACGTGGCAAAGATACCGTTCCATGGACTGGGGCTACACGAAACCATATGCAGTATATTCCTATGCGGTTGATTATGACGATGTATTATATATCACCGGCGAATGGTACGGCTGCAAGCCAGGGTTGCCGGATACAGGAACGCAAGAAACAGCCCGAGAAGTAGCTTTGAAATTGAAAGGCATTAAAGACTATCACGGCGTAGCGGACCCGGCTATATGGCAAAAGACTGGGCATGACGGGCCACCAATTGGTGAGATATTCGCCAATGAGGGAATATATTGGACACCGGCAGATAATGCACGAGTTGATGGGCTGATGCAAGTACACCAACGATTAAAGGAAGGCAAGCTAAGAATATTTAGCAGTTGCGTGCATCTTATTAGAACTTTGCCAGCGTTGACATACGATAAGATGAAAGTCGAAGATGTAGACACGAAACAAGAAGATCATGCATATGATGCGGTGCGGTATATGTGTATGGCTAGACCTATTAAGGCAAGCAAGGCACAGAAACAATTTAATGACGGTTATCGTTATGAAGATGATGATGTGGGAGGAACTACGGCATGGGGCATATGATGAGCGAAAAAGCGTTAAGAGATTATGCTTTTAAAGTCCTAAAATCTGAATATGGTGAGCGTGTAGAGAAAGGCGTGGTCATTCCTGCTAAATTTTCAGATGAGCAACTAGCACGTTTTGCCAAGACAATGCCACAATGGCAACTAGAACAGATGTATGAAATGATATATGGGAGTGAAATGGTAGAATAATGAACACAGAATATACATTCGATATATACGAAGCACAACAGAATGTAAAAAATGCGCTATCCGCCACTTCCACATGGCGACAGAACGCAAAACAAGATTATGAATTTATGCAAGGTAAACAATGGGACGATGCGGACCTAAAGAAAATGCGTGAAGCCGGACGGCCAGCGATTACAATCAACCGCATCAGGCCTGTTATTAATCTTTTGTGTGGTTATGCATCACAGAACGAAACAGAACCGGACTTTTTACCTCGTAGCGAAGAAGATGATAGAGTAAGTCGCGTGGCTAAAGGTATTACAAAATACTGTTTAGACCGTGCGAACTATCAACGCAACAAGGGCAAATGCTTCCGGGATAAAATTATTTGTGGCCTTGCTAATTATTGGGTGCATTATGAATTTGACTATGCAAAATTAGACGGCGAGATACGAATTGACCGCGTAAGCCCATTTGATGTATTCATAGATCCGGAATGTTCCCAAGAAGATTTGAGCGACGCGCAATATATTGGCCGTTATAGTTGGGAAAGCCCGAGCAAATTAAAACAGGTATACCCGGATAAAGCGGTAGAGATTGACACGCTAAGCCATAAATTTGATGATACAGAACTTGAAACAGGAAGTTTTGAAACTGTAAATGGTGAGGCCTTATGGTATAGCGATAAGTACAGGAAAGTGCGTGTTGTACAGTACTGGTATAAGGAGTACAAAACAAAACGCATATTCATGACACAAAACGGTGTAGTTGATGAAGATAACCCGTTATATGTGGTGCTTATGGCAATGGGTAAAGAGCCTACATCAATACCGGATACGCAAATCAGATATGCAACGTTCTCAGATAACGTACTATTGGAAGAAGGGGAAAGCCCTTATAAGCATAATAAATTCCCATTAGTGCGTGATTATTGCTATTATACAGGTGAATTGGTAGACGATGAACGCGAACCAGCTGGCGTAGTGCGTGATATTAAGGACGCGCAACGGGAAACTAACAAGAACCGAAGCCAACGCATGCACGTAGTCAACCAACAGACATTGGGCGTTAAGTATTGGCAAGGGCCTGTTACTGAGCAGTTTAAAAACACCGTTAAGAAATACGGGACAACACCAGGCGCAAATATTTATATGCCACCTGGCGTTACATTCACGGACGGCACACCGGCAATGGATAGCGCTATCAATATGAACCTAGAACAACAATCTAGCAATGACTTTTACGCAATCAGTGGTATTACACCGGAAAGCCTAAGCGGTAGCGTTGGCAATATGAGCGGTAAGGCAATTGACCTACGCCAATCAGTAACAACGGTACAAACGGCCGGAATATTCGCACAGACTAAAGAAGCAGAATTGCAGATTGTTAAATTGTTGTGGGGCGAAAAGAACGCGCCGGGGTTAATTCCTCAATTCTACAACCAAGAAAAGGCAATGCGAATTCTAGGCGATGACGGGCAAAAGGAATTTATTCAAATTCAACCAGGTATGAACCAACCTATGCAAGAACAGACAATGCTTGACGCAATGGGGCAACCTGTACTTGATGCGGAAGGGAACCCGGTTAAGAAAGTGTTATATGATCTAAGCGCCTTTGACTTTGATATTGTGATTAGTACAAGCCAAGCCAGCGCAACGGCTAGACGTGCGAACCTTTACCAATTATTGGAAGCTAAGAAATCGGGCGTTGATATCCCTATTGATATTATCCTTGATTTTATGGACTTCCCGGAAAAAGAAGCGGTTAAAAAGCGTATGCAAGAAGCAGGCGAAAAACTGGCACTTCCGGAATTGCGTGTAAGTGGTTCGTTAGATGATATGCCAGCGGAAGCATTGAGCATGTATCTACAAACATTAGGCGTCAATATATCACCGCAACAGATTATGGCGGAACGGCTAGCATTGAAAAGTAAAACCAATCAAAAAGCACCGCCAAAAG